ATGCTGTTTCTCTCCCCTACGCTTGTGTCAGCCCCGCCCATGGCAGATAGTCCCAAGCCATGACCAGTCAGACCGGTTCGAGCCGAATCGAACCTTATGAAATAAGCGAGAATTTGGAAGTGGCTATTTCAAGTGCTGAATGGCTAACAATGACAGATGCCGGCGCAATAGCTTTAACTAGACGCCTTGCATACGCTTTAGATACAAGTTTTAACCTAGGCGAACTTAAAGAAGTCCCGGCACTAGCTGCAAGATTCACGCAAATACTGGGACAATTACATTTAACGGTTGAAACCCGTACACAGGGCAAACAGGAAGAAGAAAACATTGGACTTGGATACGTCACAGACTATTTACGGGTTATCGAAGCCACGCCTACAAAGTCCAAGCCTAAACCTGCCTAGCGCGGGTCAAGTTGTAATAGACCTTGCAGCTGAATTTGGCCAGCCGCTTCTACCTTGGCAACAGTATGTAGCCATGGACGCCCTGCAAATGACGCCCGACAAAAAATGGGCTAAGTCAAATATAGGGGTGCTTATTGCCCGCCAGAATGGAAAGACGGCGTTAATGCGCCAAATTTTCTTGGCTCATTTATACGTCTTTGGAAGTAAGCAAATTATTGCCATGGCTCAAACCCGGCAGCTAGCCCTAGACACTTTTAAACAAACCGTAGACCTAGCCGAAAGTCTGGACTGGACACGCAAACGAATTAAACGGGTTAGCCGGACTAATGGCCAAGAAGAATTAGAAATTTATTGTCACCATTACCCCAAGAGCTGCACCGAGAAATGTCAGCGAATTCGCAAGTACAGCATTAGGGCGGCGACGTCGGAAGGCTCACGCGGTAGCACCGCGAACCTTCTTTATGTAGATGAGCTGCGCGAAATCAGCGAAGAAGCTTGGCAGGCAGCTGTACCGCTAACCCGTACTACAGGGGGTCAGACTTGGATAACTTCAAACGCAGGTAGCGAAGCCAGCACGGTTTTAAACAGTTTACGAACCCGCGCCCTTATGAATAACAGCCCGCGCATGGGGTGGTATGAATGGAGCGCCGCCGAAGGTTCGCAAGTGAACCCGCCAGACATAAAGGCTATTCAACAGGCTAACCCAGCGCTCGGACATTTAATTGACATTGAAAGCATTTTGGACAGCGCCAAATTCGACACTAAAGAAGCCTTTATGACCGAATCGCTTTGTATGTGGGTTTCGTCAATGACGAGCCCGTGGAATATGGATAAGTGGAACGAAGGCGAACGAGAAGTAACTATGCAAGACGGCCTGCCTACTTACATGGGATTAGACCTAAGTTTTAATCGTGAAAAGGCTTTCCTTGTAAGTGTGCAAATAACGCCTGAAGATAAGTTGGCGGTATTTGTCCACGAATGGCACAAAGACGGCGGCATAAATGACGTGGCACTAGCTGGGGAAATTGCCGAACTTGCTAGACGCTTTAGCCCTAGGGTTTTAGCCTATGACCCAAATACCGCGGGCTTTATTGCTCCGCACCTAGCAAGGGCGCAAGTAAACAGCGTCCCTACGCCATGGAGCGGGGCGGGTTTCGCTATCGCCTGCGACCAGACATTAAACGCCATGAACCAAGGCAACATAATCCACGCCGGGCAAGAAGTTATGTATGAACACTTAGTAGCTTGTGCCAGACGTCCGGCAGGCGACGGCGGGTGGCGAATTGCCCGTAGAGCTGCGACTAATCCAATTAGCGCCGCAGTTGCTTTAGTTATGGCAGTCGGCCACGCTACTACCCCGCAGGCCGAAGCTATGATAATCTCGGTCTAACCTGTTCACAGGTCACCCCGAGAATCGCGCCTAACGCTAATGAGGGGTCAAGAACTTACTGGACGTTAGGCGCGACACGGTGAACCGCGTTACAAAGTGTTGCATAATTAGCAACAATAGAAAAAAAACCCCATACTAATACCATGGGTCTATTGGACGTATTTTCGCTAACTTCTGAAGTTAAAGCTTCACAGTCGCAACAGGTAACCGCCGCCATAAACGTATTGCCTAGCCAAAACTTCGCGCCTATGTTTATGTCGCCATACACCACGCGACAAGAAGCTATGGAAGTACCGAGCGTAGCCCGCGCCCGCTCAATTATTTGCGGTACAGCTGCTAGTTTGCCATTAAAGGCCTTTAACAAGATAACGGGCGCACAAATTGACGGGCGCACAATTTTAAACCAGCCTGACCCAGCGCTTCCAATGGCAGTAACGATTAGTTACACTTTTGACGACTTGTTATTTCACGACGTCGCCTATTGGGTCGTCTTAGAAGTATCGCCAGAAGACGGACGCCCAACACGCGCCCGACGTATTGACCCGCTACGGGTTAGTTACACTACAGACGGTTTAACCGGAATTGTTGTAGACGGTTTCTGGGTAGACGGCAACCAAGTGCCTATGACGGGCGTAGGTTCGCTTATTGTTTTTTACGGACTTGGAACGGGTGGTATTTTAACCCGCGCAGGCCGAACCATTAAAACCGCGCTAGACCTAGAAAAAGCCGTTAGCCGTATGGCTGAAGAACCTAACCCGGCTATGTATATTAAAAATTCAGGCGTGGACTTGCCAGCCGCGCAGGTTAGCAGCTTGTTATCTAACTGGAAGGCAGCCCGCGCCCAGCGCTCCACCGCTTACTTATCTGGAAACCTAGAAGTTGAAACTTTCGGTTTTGACGCTACCCAAATGGAACTAAGCGCTAACCGTATGAACACGGCTACCGAAATTGCCCGCCTTATGAACATTCCGGCATGGTATCTAAACGCCGAAAGCACTAGCAGCACCTACAGCAATACCTTGCAGGAACGCCGCTCACTTATTGACCTATCGCTTATGCCTTTCCTAATTGCAGTCGAACAGCGCCTAAGCATGGACGATATAACCCCTATGACCCAACACGTTCGTTTTGAAGTTGAAGAATACCTACGCGGTACAGCCTTGGAACGTATGGAAGTGACCGGACGAATGTTAGAGCTTGGACTAATTGACATAGACGAAGCTAGAGCCATGGAAGGTCTAGCCCCGAGAGGAACAGAAACTAATGAAAATTAACTTTGACGGCAAGATTTTAGCAGCCGAGGTTGAGGGCAGAATTATCCGCGGAATGGTTGTACCCTTCGGCAAGGTAGGCCAGACTTCAGCCGGGGCAGTTGCTTTTGAATTTGGCGCTTTTAACGAATTCAAAGCCGAGGACATTATTCTTAACCGCGAACACGTTTCTACAAATGTTTTAGGGCGCGGTATTGCAGGAAGCGAAGAAGTAACCCCTGCCGGTATTAACATGGCCTTTAAAATTGCACCAACTACAGCGGGAACAGATGCGCTTATTGAAGCCGCCGAAGGTTTGCGCCCTAGCTTCTCAATCGAAGCAAGCGCCGACGAATACACCATAGACAAGGGTGTAATGAAAGTTAGCAAGGCGACATTAACGGCAGTCGCTCACGTCACACGCCCGGCTTTCCGAGATGCCAACATTTTAGAAGTCGCCGCAACCGAGGACGACGAAACCCCAGAAACCCCCGAGGCAGCAGCCGAGGAAAACCAAGAGGATACAACCATGGAAAACGAAGAAACCGTAGTTGAAGCCGCAGAAGAAGTTACAGCCGCACCGGTTGTACAGGCTGCAGCTCCAATTCGCACAGCACCACGAAGCCCAATCGTAAGTGGAACTTCATACCTAGAGCACAGCATTAAGGCAGCTATGGGTAACGACGAAAGCCGCCAGTATGTACGCGCTGCGGACGAATCCACCACTACCAACACGGGTCTAACACTTGCCCCGCACCTACAGGAATTTATTTCCACCACAATCGCAGGACGCCCAACTATTGACGCAATTTCGGGTGGAGCGCTACCAGCTTCAGGAATGTCTTTCACAATTCCTAAGCTAACCCAAGCCCCAACAGTTGCAGACGTAAACGAAGGTAGCTCACCATTCGGTACAGCTATGACTTCAGATTACCTGACTGTAAATGTAAACAAGTTCGCAGGCGCTAGCCGTGTGAGCTGGGAGCTCATTGACCGTTCAAGTCCAGAATTTTTGACCGAGCTCCTCCGAGAGATGTCCGCAGCTTACGCTAAGGCAACAGACCTAGCCGTAGTATCTGCGCTTCTTTCAGGTGGAACAGATGCAACTGCAGTAGCAGGAACAGCTTCAGGCCTACAGTCCTTTATCGCAACCGAAAGCGCCGCAGCTTATTCAGGTTCAGGCAACTTTGCCCGTAACCTTGTAGCTAATAGCACTAACTGGGCTGCAATCATGGGCTACCAAGACGATAACAAGCGTCCACTTTACACAGCCGCAGCACCTCAAAACGCTCCGGGCGCAGTAAATGGAACTTCAATCGTAGGCTCGATTTTGGGCACTAACTTGTATGTTGACCCACACATTGGCGCAGGCGCAGACGAAGGCATGATTCTTGTTGCTCCAGAAGCTGCAACTTGGTACGAATCCCCAGTACGTCAAGTTCGCGTAGACGTAATTGGTTCAGGCGAAATCGAAGTATCCGTATACGGTTACGGCGCTATCGCAATCAAGAAGCCTTTAGGTGTTCGGGTTTACCAGCAGTCCTAAAGAATAATCGTGTGGGGGGTGCTGCCCTGTGCCCCCCACACACCCCAAACTTGAAAGGTTAGACCTATGGCAATTATTGACATTACAGAATTAAAGTCTGTACTTGGCATTGGTTCAATCTATCCAGACGCAGAAGTCCAACAAGTGGCAGACGCCGCTAGTAGCATTATTTTAAGTTACCTAGACTTTAACCGCTCAAGCATTGTTAGCGTAAAGCTAGAAGATAACGTAGCAACTTTTTATACAGCCGAACCGCACGATTTTGTGGTAGGTTCGGCGCTTACCGTTTCAGGTTGCGGAAATACTTTCAACGGTTCGCGCACCGTGACCGAACACAAAGCAGACAGTTTTAAGGTAGCAATAACAGCCGCCGACGTAGTTCAAACACCGCAGCGCCCATACGGTAGCGCGGTGCTAACTTCACAAGCTGCCTTGTTTGATAATAACGATTCTGTTCGTGAGGCTTGTTTAGCTTTAGCCGTGGACATTTGGGAAACCCGCAAGGGAACTATGGGACAGCAAGGCGTAGATTTTGCCCCTGCTCCTTACCGTTTAGGTCGCTCCATGCTTCAGCGCATTATGGGACTTCTGGGTAAAGACGTAGACACTAACAGCATGGTTGGGTAATGGCTAACCTAGTTACCCTACGCGACGGTCTAGCAAGCGCCCTAAGCGCCGCTGGCCGTGTTGTCTATGCTTTCCCTAGGGAACAAATAACCCCGCCTGCATTGGTTCTAGTGCCCGCTAGTCCATACTTATCGCCTGCCAGTATTGGGGGGGCGGGTAATCGTATTAACGTCCGGTTTGAATTAACCGCCATTGTTGGAGCAGCTGATAACCAAGCGGCTTTAGCAAACATAGAAGCTTTAATGCTTGACACTTTCGACGAACTACCTGCCGGTACTGGAATTATTAACGGTTGGACACAGCCACAAATACAAGAAATTACAGGCCAACAAATGCTTACCAGTTCACTTACTATTGAACTAGTAACAACCACATAACAACAAGGAAGGGTTAGCCCAATGGCAACTTACATTACAGGCAGGGATTTAACCCTGACTATTGGTGGGGATTCGTTCGACGCGCAGGCTTCGACGGTCACACTAACGCAAGAATTAAATCAGGCAGTACTAGAAGTTCTATCGGGTCGCGCCTACAAGACTATCGACCAGACAGCAACACTATCTATCGAAATGTTTGCAGACTGGGGCGCAGCCGGTTCGGTATGCGACGCACTATGGGACGCAGCGGCAGCTTCGCCAGATGTAACACTAGCTGCAAGTTTCACAGCCAATGGTTCGGTTTTTACCTGCGACGTATTTCCTAACTACCCAGCAATCGGCGGTGGCGCAGTAGATGTACTAACC